CTACGCAGCAGGGGCTTGAGGTGCCTTCTCGCCCGCGATTGGCGCGACGACGGCCTGCAGAAGAGTTTCGAGGGCATTACAAGGCGCTTGAAGGTACAACGGGTCAGCGGTGGCGTATCTCTCAGTTAACGTCAATCTCCCACCGGCGCTGTGGCCAAGCTGCGCTGCTACCGACCATGGGTCAACGCCATTCTGCCGCATCCAGCGGGCGCAGAAGTGGCGGATGGAATACAGGTTCACATCCTCGCCCAGCCCTGCCCGCTTTCGCGCAATCCGCATAAGCCGTTCATTCTTCTCCGTCGCCTGCCCCCGCCAAAGCACCAGTACGCCATCAGGACGGTCCCGGAACCGCGCCGCCATCGTCGGAGGCAGCTTGACCGTGGGGCGGTTCTTGCCGGTTTGTCTTCGCCCCTTTTTATTCAAATAGACGAGGCCATTGGCGAAATCGATCTGCTCTTTCATCAGCTCGCGGGCGGCGGCGGGCCGACATGCCGTCCCGATGAGGATGGTGAGTAGATCGTGCCAATGATCGACCTCGCTGCCACGGTAGAAGGCCCGAAGATCGTCGAGGGTGATATCGGCGCCCTTCTTGGTATCGGAAGTGTCGCGGTCGTCCTTCACCTTATGGATGAAAGGGACGCTGGATATGATGCCGCGCTTCCATGCCCTGTTGATGGCGGCTGCGCCCACTTCTAGCGTTCTATTCACACTGCCGACGTTGAGGCCCTTAGCAAAAAGGTGCTGCTGGAACTCTTCCTGCTTATTCAGGTTCCGGACGTCCGCGACGGTCGCGGACTTCCAGAACTCGTTCCAGTAGCGGATCAGGATCTTGCGGCTCTTGGCCGAGGCAAGCTGGCGGGCGTGATTGTTCCAGTAATCCAACAGAACTGACGCCAGAGAAACCTTCTCCGGCGCCAGATTGTCAGACGCTAGTTTGAGATGCTCGTAAAACCACGCCGTCAGGACTTCCTTCGCCTGGTCGAAGTCGACGCAGGACAAGCTCACTCTCTCAGTGCGTTTGGTTTCCGGGTCATAGCGGGTGCGGTACCACGCAGGCGAATTGCCTCGCTGCGTTAAGTACCAGTCCCCTACGCGGAACTCACGTCGCTGATATCTCGCCACTTGTCACCTTTAAGAATGAGGTCAACAATGTGGATGCCGAGATATCTAATTTGCCGTTCTCCTAGGGCCGTATAAGGCACCTTTTCGGCGCGTCGCATCCGTTTCAGGGTACTCAAGTCACGTTGCAAAAAGAAGGCTGCTTCCTTCTCGCTGTACGAGCGGAACAATGCAATCCCATACTCTTTTGCAATACCTTCGCGCATTCGATTCACTTCATCCATGGCAACTACCGCCAAGTCTGAACATCATATCAAATATTCTCGGCAGTTCCATGATCAATATTACGACCAGAAAGCCGACGAAGGCATGTGTCAGTTGCCTTCGCAGAAGCCGCCAGATGATGTAGGCGACTGCCAGATAGAGGGTCGGCTGGCCCCAATCGAGATACAGCCGACTTGCTGGTGATTGCCCCCAGCAGTAGAGAAAGGGGTAATTCCAGATCAGCACCGAGACGTTATTGGCGAGATAGATGACCACCGTCCCGCCAATCAGCCCGGCCTGCGTTTTTAGTGCAGCGTCCTTGGCCATTTCTTCTTGCGCCTCCCACGCTGAAAACGAACTCTGGGCGGCGGTTCCGCCTGCCGGCGACTGGCGAGCGCCGCCATAATGGCGGAGCCTGCGATGCGGAAAAGGGCCGTCAGGACGGCGATTGCGACCTTGACGCCGAGTTCGCACATGCGGAGTGCGAACCCAAGGAGCATTTCGATGATCTTCATGGCGTCACCAGCAATTTCCGTTCAGCGCACCTATTGGCGTACTGGTAGTAGTGCATCGTGATCGCAGGCAGACTCAGGGTGCGGATGGGCTTCCCGTCCCGTATGCGGTATTCCAAAGTGTGGACTTCCGTACCGCCTACTACTTGCAGCCCAAGCTCAAACCACGCGGCAGTCTCTAAAGTCCTTTCATCAAATTTGATGGCTATGAGACTGTATTCTCGATAACCATGCGCCTTAAAGTAGTCTCCGGGCGTGAAGGTTTTGAAATATTCAACGTGCTCACGATTCAGCCCGGCGATATTGCTCTTGGGGTGACGCTCGACGACCTGGGCTGTTTCGGCCGCTGACCGAGAAATGAATCCTTTACTCATCAGCGTGCCCTCAACAGACGCTTGCGGATGCCACGCACGTTGTGCTGAGCAACCTCCTCGAACCCAGCCTTGCTGAGACCCCAGAAGTATTTCTCAGACCAGTGGCTTCCCGCCCCCGTCAGCTCGATCTGGTACATCCCGACCATTTTACCGCGCCATTTGCCCGGCTCTCGCCACCTCACCAGATTCACAAAGTAGGCTTCGTGAATCCCGTTGTTGTACTGATAGGGTGGCTTGAAGCCTTGGAAGGCTTGGATCAAATCTTGGGACGCATCTGAACGTTGCAGTTCGCGATGGCGGTTCGGCGGCTTCATCGGTGAGGTCGAAGTTTTAGGTCCCTTTAACGCCGGCAGCTTCGGGCGGAGCGCTACCTTCTGCTTGGGATCATCACTCCACGATTCAAGCAGAAGTACCCGAGTGTCGCTGTCGGGGCTGTTAAGCAATGTACGAACCAATCTATCGATGATGGACATTTTAGTCTCCCACACCGCTTCGGGCCGTTCCCGTTGCTTCCGGTGTGAGATGACGCTCTCATCAAAAGCTTTTGTTGTACAAATTCAAACATGTAGTACATCTAAAGAATCTTGTGTTACATGGATGTATTACATGGCGGGCAACGAAAAGCCGAAGGACACGGCCAAGAATTTCAGGCTTCCTCACGAAATGATGCTCAGGGTGCAAGCCCACGCCAACATCCATCACGGCGGCAACATCAGCGACGTCATTCGCAACGCGGTCGAAGCTTATTTGCCCCCTGAAGCCGAACCCAAAGCTCCCCCACTAAAACGTACTGCCGCGCCATTCGGTTACCAAAAGACACTCCTTGGCGCGATCGAGCTGGATTTGCGTGAACAGATTGAGAGCAGCACTTTTGTCGCCTGCATGGTCACTGACTTCGATCGATGGGCTCGTAACCATCGTCACTCAATGGCCCTCCGGGAAAGGTTTAAGCGCGGGGCGGATCACACCTATATCGTCATCCCCATAGCAGAGGCGGGGCAGCCTCTTCCCATTCCGCCCGTACTAGACGAAATATTCGGATCACTGTCCTATGAGGAACTGGAGGCGGGGAAGGCAGCCTTTAACTTCTTCATTTCCTACACCGCAAAACTTGCTCATTTCCAAAAGATCATTTTCGCGACCGAAAAGTCCGCAATCTTGTCCGAAAGCATCTTCGGGTTTCCTTATGCGCAGGTATACCGCGAGACGCTTGAAGACGGATTCAACATCGTGACGCAGACGCTACATTCGATCTCTGGCATTGCGATCAAGGCACGCGGTATCGACCCTGCGTTCGATATATTCGGTCGGTACGTGGAGAGTAGGAAGCCCAAGAAATCCCTCTGGAGGCGGTAATCCCCTGTTGCAAGAACCCAACCACGCCCTTCTTTAGTGTGACCGTTATACCCCGTTACTCCCTGCTAGCTTGAATGCGGAAAAAGGCATTTAGCGATAGCGTGGATAAGGGATAGCGCAGTTAGACAATTCCTTCCGAAATTGTCCCCTTGTTATTGCGCTCTAAGGGTAAGCTGGCGCATGGGGCAATTTGGCTATTTCCGGATCGAACACTCGTCCTTTAACCGGGACGAATGGGGCTATGGACGTGTCGCCAACGCCGCTCATTACGGGGCCAATCAGAACAAGCGTGGCCACGTCGCCACAGTCGGAATTCCCCTTTACGATACCAGCTACGAGACCAAGCAGGCGTTTCTGGAGCTGGAAAAACTCGGCACGCGGAAGAACGCGAGGCTTGGAGATTCCGTGATCGTCAGCTTCCCGGTGGAGGTCTCCGAGCCACACCGGCTGATGATGATGGAGCGTTTCCTGTCAAAGATCACCTTCGGAGGTCGCACCTACGCTCAGGCTTGGGAGCACGTCGACAAGCCCGGAAATCCACATTTTCACGCCATCATAATTGACCGTGACCGCCTCACCGGGAAGAGCGTCGGCAAATTCGGACATAGCCGCTCATGGCGCAAGCAGCACGGCCTTGAGCCGAACGTGACCGAGTGGATGCGGAAGCAGTGGGAAGACACCGGCAACGAGTTTTTCCGCGAGTATGGCTATTCCATCAGCTTTGACCGCCGCAGCAACCTAGAGCGCGGTTTGGACGCTCCCAGCGAGCATCGCGGCTACAGCAACGACAACCATCTTCCCGAGGTCGGGAACAAGGTCAGTGACGATTTACTCCCCGCAACAGAGGACGTCCGCGAGGACGACACGCCTATGCTGAAAAGTGACCTTGTGGGCGTAGACCCCGTTGGCACGATCAAGTTCATCCACGACACCAAGACGACGCTCGAATACCTGCACCGATCGCAGGAGGCGATCAAGGATGCTCAGGAGCGCTATGAATATCTCGTTTCCGAACGGGAGAAGGTCGCGAGCGAGGCCGGGAAATATCAGGAGGAAAGCTTGCCGATCCTCATGGATTCCTACAGGGCGCAGGAACGGCTGTCCGAACACCAGACCGAGACCGGCCAGTTAAAAGGCCGGTCGATCGGGATGTTCGGATATACGCTGTTCAGGACGTCGGCGCGGAAGAGTGCTGAGCAGGCTCAGATCGAGGCCCACAACGCCCAGCTTGAAGCGAACAGGGTTGAGTACACGCGGAAATCCTACGAGCATAAAGTCAACCAGCTTTCAGCGCAGGCAAGTCAGGAGGAGCGCAAGGCATTCGCCTATCAGGCCGAACTGGTCCGGATGTTCGGCGAAGAGCAGGAAATCGCCGACGCAGAGGCGATGATGGTCAGCGGGATCAGGGAAGCGGCTTTGGTGGTCACGGTCGGCGAGGCCGTCACCGCTTATGGCGAAGGCCTCATTACCGAGGACGAGTTCCGCACCTTCCTGCTCGAAGGTGGCTATGAAGCCGAGCTTCAGCTTCTCGACGAAGGCAACGGCATGAGCCTATAGGTAATCGATACCGCGCTTGCCCCTACGCCATGGCTTGCGCCCTTTCACGATGAGGCTGTCGAGCAGCATCAACGCCTGCTCGTAACCGAGGCCCCGAATCTCGTCGGGCTTAATCAGACGGCGCGGCTGTTCGCTGTGGCTCCGGCTTTCGCCTTGCCTGCTCTCGCTGCGCCCCTTATTTTCCACGGTGTATTCACCGGCCAGCTCGCTCACTTCCTTGTTGAGCTTGCTGTCCTTCCCGCCGCCAAAGATGACGGCATCCGAGCCGTTCCACATATCGTCGGCATGGACGTAGGTATCCTTGAACTCACGCATCGAGAGGAAGCACATGCGCACCCTCACCCCGGCCTTGCGCTGGCGCCCGTAGGCGATTTCGATGGGTTCGCAGTATCCGGTCAGGCCCGCCTCATCCAAGAACAACTCCAGCTCCCGTTTGAGCGGCTTTCCGGTCTTGTTGCGGATGTGGGCGACGGTGTTGATGGCGTTCCCATAGATGACGCGTGAGAGGTCACCACCGGCCTTGTCGATACCGGTGCGGACAAAGAGGACGGCCGGCTGATCCTGCGTGAAGAACTGGTGAAAGTTCCAGCCGCGCGTGTAGTTGCCGTGCATGTCCGGTCCATAACTCGTCAGTTCCTTCACCGCCGCATCATTCCACGCTTCCAACTTTCGCAGCGAGGTCGACATCATGGAGAGGCCTTCCGGCTTGTCCGCCATCTTACCCATGACGCCGAGCGCAGCCGTCACCACGTCGTCGCCATACTTCTTCGAGCGCTTGAAGAGGTCATCGCGTTTGGTTTCCGAGATCAGCTCGTTGACCAGTTCGCCGATCGGCTTGTTGTTGCCCTCGTATTTGATGTTCACGGTCATCACCGACTTAAGCAGCAGGCGCGCGAATTCGACGAAGTGCGGCTGCTTCGAATGCGGCTCATCCGGTACGAGAAGCTTGCCGAGCGCGTCGAGTGCCCGGTCATAGCGCCATTTATTGTCGTTCGTCGGGTCCGTCAGCAGCGGCGGGACAATGTCGGAGAGAATATCGTATTTCGTCCACTCGTCGGGCTCGACCGCATCGAGGCGCATGACGTTGTAGCCCCTCGCCCCCATAAGAGGTGCGGTTGCGCGGTAAAGCTCCCCGTCAGCATCCCCGATGATGAGGAACGGCAGACGGTCGGCGGGACGTTCGAGGATCGCGCGCAAGGCTGCGATGAAGTGCTGGGATTTACCGGTGCCAGGCGGTGCCATGATGATCGAGCTGCGCTCCGGGTTCGTGAATACCCGCTTGCCGCTCTTCGTCACCCCCATCAGGAAGCCCTCGTTATTGAAGTGGCCGAGCTTCTTGAGGGTCTTGTCGGTGGCATAGCTTGCCGCGCCATGCGTTGGTGACGGCGGATTGCGCCACTTGTTCCAAGCATAGATCGGGAATTTCAGAGCATCTTTCATATCGAATACGATTGCCTTCACAAGCATCGTAAGAAACCACCAAACAACCATAAGCGGCCATATAATCGTAGCCCGTAATATAAACATGCCCTAACCTTCCTTCATCTAGCCTAAACCATCTTCAACCGTTTCGCAGGCCAAAGGGATAATTTGGCTAGATAATCTCTGCTTGGCCTCTTGCGAGGTAACATGAAAGCTAATGACCTTTATGCCTCCGTAACCGCCGTTATAATCAAGCAACTGGAGGAAGGAGTGCCGCCGTGGACCCGTCCATGGAAGGATGCCCGGATCAAGGGCGTCGGGATGATCCCGTCAAACCTTGTCACCGGACGCCTCTACAGCGGCAGCAACATTCTCCTGCTCTGGATGTCGGCGCAGCAACGCGGATACGACAATCTGCAATTTTGCACGTACCAGCAGGTGGCGGGCATCGGTGCCAAGGTGCGCAAGGGCGAGAAATCGACCCACGTGATCTTCACCAAGCACGTCACCAGAAAGGACGAGGATAGCGGCGACGAGCGGCAGGGCACGATTGTGAAATCGTATCCGGTCTTCCACGTCTCTCAACTCGACGGCGTCGATCCGAAGTATCTGGCAGCTCAGGTTCCCGATGACCGGAAGGCAACCCACGAGCAGGCAATCAGCCTCGTCAAGGGCACGGGTGCCAAGTTCTCGCACGGTGCGTCAAAGGCAGCCTACTACCCCGGCCGCGACGAGATCGTGGTGCCGACGATCGGCACCTTCGAGAGCGAGGACGCCTATTGGGGGGTTGTGCTGCACGAACTGACCCACTGGAGCGGCGCTGAAAAGCGGCTGAACCGCACCTTTGGCAAGCGGTTCGGTGACAATGCCTACGCGAGCGAGGAGCTGGTGGCGGAACTCGGCTCGGCCTACCTGTGCGCTCAGTTGGGGTTCACCCCATCATTCCGCTCAGCCTCGTATATCGATAGCTGGCTGAAAGTGCTGAAGGGAGACAACCGGGCCATCTTCTCCGCAGCCAGCTATGCCGGACATGCGGCGACGTACATCTGGAACCTTGCCTTTGCCGAACAGCGGCAGGCGGCCGAATAATGAATATTGCTTGTCACACCCCTCAGGTGTGGCAAGCTATTTTCGTTCCCACCACGCCAATCCGGCAAGGAATAGTCCAAGATCGCCAACGGCCAACCATGTCATAGTCGACGGTCAAGGCTCGCGTCTGGTTCTCCATGGACAGCAATGGGGGATGATGAACGAGCGGGACGTGCCCCCTCTGGCCGTTGCTCCTCACGACCGCTCAATCACAATCCCCGCATTAGCGGGGATCTATTTTGCGATCGAGGCGGTTGCCTTCGGCCCGTGGAGCCAATCGACCACCTGCGTCCCACCGAAATAGCTCGCTCCGCCGATCGCCACGAGGATGCAGAAAAGAACGGCGATAGGAAACCTGCCAACAGCGGAGGCTTTCAGTTTGCCATATTCGATTGTCAGGAGGTCTTTGTCGTTCATCGGCGCACTTCTCCATAAAAAAAGAAACGCCGCCTGCTCCTGCTACGCATTACTACAGCTCAGGTGATTCCTGCAATAGCCGCAAACCGCCATGAACAGCACATGCGGGATTCTGTTAAGATGTCAATAAGTTGTTGCTTTTCATTTTTTGGCGCTAAATGCCTGATTCTGATGCCGGATTCTGACTTATCAACAGATCCCCCGAAAACAAATCTTATGAGGGACCAATTTGCGGAAAACTGCCGTTTTCACTGCCTAAGTACCACCCGGCGACCGCAGCTAGCACGATAAACACGAAGAGAATCCATCTCCAACCAAGCGCAAGAACCAGGCCGATCAGGCCAAGAGCGATGAGCACCGCGATAGGCGCGGCCTTTTCATTCCTCTCTTCGTCGATTTGGATGGGCATTATTTGCCTTTGAAGGCAGCATAGGCTTGGACTGCGGCTCGCAGGCCCACCATCACAGCGGTAGCGTACCCGCCATATGCCCAATTGTTCTGAAGGAAGGTGATGGCCTGATCGTAATAGCCGTTCTGCATTCCGATGAGCAGAACCGTCAGAAGTGATCCACCAGCGGCGCCGGTGACGGTGTTCAGACCCTTGTTCTTAGTGAAATATTGATAGAGCTGCGGAAGCAGGATGGTCAGGAGGGAGACGACGGCATTCACGTTGAGGACTTTCGTTATGCCTTATCTTACCCCCTAAATTTTGAGGGTGTCCACGATTGTCAGCATGAACTCTTTCGGCCCGATCTCCCGGCGCATCAGCTCGATTGCAATCCGGCTGTCGGACACGGACGAAAGGAGCTGCGTCACCATCAACCCCATGCCGGCGAGGATGCAGCCTTCGGTATCCTTCGTGGTGTTGCCGACGTGAATCAGGACCGCGCTCCGGCCTGGAATGCCAACGAGCTCCCACGTCCGTGGTTTTGATACCTTAGTCCCCGTCTCCCAACCATGCGGGATGCAGCGGTAGGTTCCGGCTGGCACGCAGCTGACCTTCGGTTTGTTCTCCCGCCACGCCTCTTCCAGCGTGTAGAGGGTGCGGCTCAATCCTTTGAGCACACCGAGGCTGGCGCCGTTAGTTTCTGTCAGGCGGTTAAGGGTAAGCTGCACATCGTGAACTTTCCTGATCTATCTCAATAGCCGGTCAGCAACGACGATGAACACGATGATCGCCGAGCACCAAAGCAATTCCCGATCACGGCAGACGCGGAGGACGGTGTCGATCATCTTCACGCTCACGCTTTCTTCTTGAAGATGGTTGAGACCAGATCGGTATCGATCGCGTGGGTGACGATGTTCATTCCCATTATGCCCACGATGAAGCTGCAAAAGCTCGTCGCCTCCGGCCCCAACCCTAGCCAGCCGGTGAACAGCTTCGAGCTTGTGCCCGCCAGAACTGCTCCGGTTACGAGAATAGCAAACATTTGGGAGGGCGGCATGTTCTCGCCCTTTGATACACCTACCGCTATTCGCACCGAGCCGCCCACCATGCCCAGAAACGCCATCCATATCTCGTTGGCGTAATGGATCAGAAACAAGAAGACGTTGTCGGGCATTAGTGGTGCATTTCATGTGATGATAACAGACATAACCCGGTAATGTTGCGCCCGACCGGTGCTTTAGCAGCCGGATACGTGGGAATCGCGCATTCGATTCTTTGGTTCTGCACCCGGCTGCATCGCATCGCGCAAGGCTATTCTTCGTCTTCTACAAATGGAAGGAAGATGACTTCAGAATCCAAGACACGGATATCATTATCACTGAACATCTCATACCAACGCTCAGACGCGGGGTCATTCATCAACTGGGCCCCAGTCACATACATACCAAGTAGGGTCCCATAACCTAGCTGGTTGGCCAAGGGATTATCAATCAGGCGTGGGTTGACTGCCACAACACCCACTTCATTTAGCCCCATGGCAGCAGCACGTTCGGTGCCATCCATGATTATCATTGCAAGAACAGGCATAATATAGTCTTTCGATTATTAGGTTTTAATTTCCTCCTACCGCAGTAAGGTAGGAGAAAACGGCGTTATAAAGTGCGAGGGTTTCCCCTGCCGTCAAATCTTGTCCTATTGCTGCGGAGGCAACTCTCTTGGCGGAGAACTGGGACGGTACGCCATTGTTGTTAAATGCACAGATAAGACAATTAGACGAAGACAGAATTACGCTACCTCTTGTCAGAGTTTCTACATAAACTCCATTCTTGTATATGTCGTGGTTGGCGGAGTTATTGCGGTTAGTAGCTGCAAACCCAATGGAGTTGGCAAAGGTAGCTATCGTAGAATCTGAGTTGGTGGCTGCATTACGGAAGCTCATACCGCTAGTGAGGTTCAGTAAGTTGACAGCGAAGTTACGTGAGCCCATTTCGCGGACATCTGCGCCTGCGGTGGCTGTGTTCACGTAACAGCCCATGAAGGCGCTGTTCCTCTGAATTTTAACACTGCCTCCGGCACCTGTATCCACGTTGGTGTCAAGGTAACTGGCTGACGCATCACCTTGGTAGCCTCTGTCAACTGTAAACACAGGGTTGCTAACAGGTGTCAGGGTATAGCTACTGCTCACCAAATTAAGTCTTGCAGCCTGACTATCCGCTGCCGCCATAATCCAGAGAGCATCCAGCTTCGACCATACCCCGGCTGATTTCAGCGACAGAATAAGAGTATTGTAGAGAGAAGCGCGGTCGGTTGTCGGCGGAGTTGTCAGGCGGGCAAGGAACGCTGCGACGTCCGCATCAAGCCCACTGGTGACATCGGCTGGATACCAGGTGCTGATCCCGACCTGCATTAGAACTCTGCGATAATTCCGGTTGCCGAGGTACCAACCTTGATGAACTTCGACACGGCGAGCGGGCGGGAGGTACCAGTTGCAATCGTGTAGGTCACGCTTACACCGGGCTTTCCAACAAGCTCGACAACCAGCGTTCCGCCTACACCGACAAAAACGGATCGCGTTGGGCTGTTCGTGGGCATGGCGTCATCAGTGAGGGATAGATCCACCGCGCGGGCTTCGCGGATGGACTGCTGACGGTCGAACATGGACGGATACTTTCTTTGGCTTATTAAGCCATCGAAATACAACCTTGGCAATATATCTTAGGATGGACGCACGCGGCGCATGGTGATGTAGCCGGAGTTGATATTGCCGGTGCTGAACCGGAAGCGTACAGCGTTGAACTTCGTCACGTCATTGATTTGGCCGTAGAAGCGTTTGCGCACGAGGCTTGGAGCGCTGGAAAGCCAGATAGTCTGACCTTCCATCTGCTTGTAGAGCGAAGACGAGGAAAAATTATAGGTCCTGAACCGTCCGTTGATGGAGTTCGCGGTCACGGTGTTGAAGGTATTGGATGTCCCGGTGAGCGCCCACGACGAACTTGAGACGGCGCCACTATCGTCGGCAAGCTGGTAGCCCGTGTTGACCCATGAGGAGCCGTTATCGGTCGATACTTCCATCACTAGAGTATTCGTCCAGTTCGGAGAAACCGGATAAATCCCCACAATGTCGAACTCCAGAACGTCGTATCCGTCCGGAAGATTATCAAAAACTAAAGACGCGGAGTTGCTCGCAACCTGTTTGTCCAAAGGCGACAAGCCAACTACTTCAGGTGCGGTGACATCGCCTTCGGCCAGCGCTTTGGGATTATCCCGCATTGCGCGCGCAATGGACTGCGTGAACGGCTTGTCCTGTGACAAGGTCGTGTCGGTGAGAGTGGTATAGGTGGTCACGGAGAGGCTTTCTTCAGGAAGCAGCGTAACCCAGCAACCGGCAGCCTAGCAATTAAGTAATGAGCGGTCCGGTCGCGCCGTCGCTCATCAGGCCAGCGTCATTGCTGATGTACATGTAGGTCGTCTTCTGCTCAGCGGTCGCAGACGTCCAATCTGGTGTCCCATCGGGCGCGATCAGCACGGCTGTCCCCAATGTGTCATCTGATTGCATCACCGTATATTCGTATTGGCTGCCAGCGACCACTTCCCGGCTTTCCGTCACGATGCAGCGGATAAGATAAGGTGCCCCATCCACCCCTTGAATAAGGCGGGAAGAGACGTCCACGAGGTCACCTGTCTTGAGGGTGGCGTCCTTGGCATCAATCTGGAATGCCACTTGGCGGGGGGTAGACTTGTACCGTTTGAGCAAACGGATTCCGATCTCGTCAGCCAGCGGCAGCGATGCGACCCAGCGGTTAAGGATCGTGCGGGCGTTGGACGTCCCGTAGGCGTTGACCCCCTCACCCGTAGTATCCACCTGAATAGAGACCGATCGGAAGTTCTCAGGCTTCAACTGGATAGCCGCACCGGTCGGTGACAGGTACATCACCACCTGACTAATGCGCTCTTTCGGCAAGTCCTTCACGGTGATCGAACCGGCAAGGAAATGCTCCAGCTCATTCAGTACCGGAGGGAGGTTGGATGGCAGCGGCCGGGCGCGCACCTTGAATTTGACCTCGGCATCAATGTCATCCCACCACAGATCGCAGCCGGTGCTGGCGATGATCTCCTGCAACAGGTCTTTCACGCCTGTCGGCTCCGTCAGCAGCACCGTCGAGGTAAAGCTGCCAAGCCAGGTGGCATTCTCTTCCTCCCAATCCGTCAGCGGAATATAGGCCGCGCCGAGCCCGGCGAAGTTCACCAGAAGGTCATTGAGGATAAAAGGGATGCTGGCGCTCGTGTAGCGAAGGCAAAGCTGAACCACACTGGCGGCATCATGGGTGTCGACCGTCGACCCGTCGCTTCCGCGCGTGAGACCGGTGAGCATGTCGCCAGTTCGCCCGCCATAGCGGATGATCTCGTCATCAATACGCACCGTGCCGGTATCAGGATAATCCGCCCCGATCCCTGATGGCGTCAGCGTCAGGGTGTCGATGGTGGTGTTCATCGCAGCTATCAGGCTGCCCTTGCTGACGGCCGGTGCCTTCGCCTTCTCGCTGTCCGCGAACCGCAGTGCATCCTTCCCGATAATCCGCACATTGCCGTTTGCATCCGGCCCCTCCATCCGGTCGATGAAATAGGTACGGGTCCGGTCGTAGATGGTGCGGTCATCGTCGATGTATCCCTCACGAATCCGCATCACCCGGTTTTCGAGATAGGCGTTCCGGCCGCGAAGCTTTCCAAAGAAGGTGCCCTGCCCGACCGCGTTATAGCTCCGGGTTTCCGGATAGGGGTCAACTCCCCGGTCGTGGTGCGGAAAGTCGTCCAACTGGACCGTCACAGACGCACTTACGGAGAAGCCTTTTGCGTCGATTTGAACCGGCGCGAGGCTCACGGAGTCGATGCAGGGGTAAACAGTCTCTCCGATCGGCAGGAAAGACGACTTCGAGGTGAATCGGTAGGTTTTGGTGGTTTTGCTGTAATTGGCCGTGTCCTGACAGGTGCCGTAGGTATTGAAGCACTTCTGGGTGCCGGTGACGCCAACAGCGGCCGTACATGGCGCGACGCCATATGTTCTGGCGCAGGAATCGAGATCCAGCTCAACGACGGTGATCGGCCGACGACCGACCTTGACCCGCAAGGTGTCGTAGCTCATTCGACCATCCCCATGATCGGGATTGTTGCTCCCATGTGGCCGTAATGGGTGTGGGCGGGCGCCGGAATCGATTCTTCCGTATAGGCAAAGACGGCTTCGAGCGGGAGCGTCCCGATGTTAGGAATGAAGAAGAAAGGCTTCTTCTCCGCATGTGTGATGAACGCGAGCCAGTTTGCACGCATCCATGTGTCAGACGCATACTGGAGGATCAGGAAACTTCTTACCCCGAGCGACACAACACTCCGGCCAAGGAACGCACCGCCGTCAGACTGGCTGTTGATGAGCTTGGTGTTTCTCCCGAACTTCGGCGGCGTCCAGTTCAGGTACATGCCGTATTCCAGCGCGAGCTGGGCACCGAAGCTGATGACGGCAATGCTGAAGACGCTGGTGCAGGTGATAACCACCCGCCATTTCGTGGAAGCCTGGCTGGTGAAATTGACGAAACGGGGTGAATTATCCGTGGGGGTAATGGCTGCAAAGCAGTCGACGTAGGCCGAGCCGTTCCAGTATTGGAGCTTGATGGTCCCGCCGTGACTATAGAGGTCGTGACCATAGAAGGCGAAATAATCGGCGCCATCGGAAACGGACAGCGTCAGATCGATGTTGATAGTTCCGGAGCCGGCTGGCTTGAAGAAGTCCGACGTCAGCCAGTCGTAGGCATTTTTCACGGGATAATCGGAATTTTCGCTGGACGCGACAACGGTCCCGTTTTCAAGGAGGTTCTCGTATCCGATCCGGGCGTTAGAGGTCGGCATTATGCGGCCACCAACACGTCAAGTTTGCTGCCATCTTTCAAAGCATCATTGATGCCTTCGAGGAGCTTACGGATAGAATTTTTTGAATAGAACGCAGCATCGTCTCCGTTGAGGGTGATGTAGAGGCTCTTTGGAACCGGCGAAGCCTTGCTACTGGAGACGGATGAAGTCACTCCCTCAGTACCGGAGGAAGACCCCCCAGAAGAAGATCCTCCACTGCCCCCTCCGGACCCCATCGTAGCCAGTTGCGCAATGCCGGTGGCAGCAATCAGGGCCACGTTGGCATAACCCATCGCAGTCACGCGAGCCGATGTTGCACCTGTGGGATCGTAGATCAGCGCGGTAGTAGCTGCGACGTGCGTCGCCATGATTGCCTGAGCAATCGCTCGAGCTTTCTCAAAGACGAGCAACGCCACGGCGATTGCTTTATTTTTCGTCGCAAACACGTTGAGGAGACTAACCGCATTGTTCATCGCAGTTTCGCGGATTGCGGTCTCCTGATCGGCCGCACGCCTGCGGTTTTCAATATCTTTGTCGGTTGCATCCTGTCGTATCTCGGTTAGACGGTCCTGGTAATCGGATTCCGCCTGCAGACCCAGATCGCGATACTCTTGTTCAGTAATAGCCTTAGCGTCGAGAGCCTTCTTCAGCGTCTCCTGCTGCTTTTCCACGTCCATCGCGGCTTGCTGCTCAGGGCTGGCAAACTGGTACTTCATGGATTCAGCCTGCCCGGCGAGTTGCTCACGCACCGCCTCGGCCTTCTTTTGGGCCGCCTCCATCTTCTTGCGCTGGTCATCACTGGCGACAGGTTTTGCTGTGGAACCGAGGGTGTAACCGCCTGTCACCGGCGCGGCACCGCCAGCGTATGTGCCTTCACTCGAAAGCCCTCCGGTATCCGCAGGATTTCCGACCTTGGCTTTCAAACCGCCCTTAGCCATATAGGCGTCAATGGCTTTTTGAGAATCGACGCTGAGGCCGTTGGCTTTGGCCTTTCGTGCCAGAGCGATCTGCTTGGAGCCTTCCTCACCGAAAATGGCACCGAAAGCGCTATCTCCGGCCCTTTCAATGGCTTTGTTGGCTGAGGTGTAGAAGTCACCGAGAGCAGAAGCAGCAGAAATGGCAGCGCTGGCGATGCTCGCTAACAGCGTTGCGAAACCCTTCAGGCCATCGGCTGTCGCCGGGTCATTCATCTGATCGGTCAACCGGGTGACCGCATCTGTGATTACGTCGATGAAGCCAGCCTCAGCCATCTTCGCCTTCAGGTCAAAGAACGCATTACCGAGTCGATTGAAGGCGGCCTGCGCCCCTTGGGACGCTTCATCAACGCTACCGCCCAACTCCTGTCTGATGGCAGCGCCGAATTTCGGCAAGAAGTCGCTGGCTAGAACGTCGCCGTTGGCAACCATCTTTGAGAATTCCGCGGTCGTTTTCCCCATCGACTTCGCGGCAATTTCAAATGCGCCGGGCAGCGCATCACCGAGCTGGCCGCGCAGCTCTTCCATACTGACCACACCCTTACCGGCAATCTGTTCGAGGGCCTTGAAAACCAAGCCTACCTGCTCCGCAGGCAGACGCATGGACACGGCAGCTTCGCTTACCCCCGCGAAGATATCCTTTGTCTGCTGGAGGGTGAGACCGGCACGAAGTGCGGACGCCGAGAATCCGGCGAATCCGTCAGAGGCCGTGCGGATGTCGAGACCCAGCCGGTTCGCTTCCTCACGAACAAAGGCCAAAGCATCAGCGGCGACGCGACTATCGCCTGTCGCGGCGATCATCTTGTTCCGCATCGTCTCAATCTGAATGCCAGCGTCGAGGATGCCTTTGCCGATCCTGAATGCCACCCATGCCGTGCCAAGGGTCAGGACGGCGATGCGTGCGCGTGAGATGGCGGCTTGGAAACCGTCGACCGATTTAGAGGATGAATTGCTGAATCGCTGAACGTCGCCAGCGGCGGACTGCAATGAGCTTTGCAGGCCTTTTGCGTCAGCCCGAAGCTCGACTACCAGCGCTTCTAAGGTTTGGCTCACGCATCGGGCATTCTCTTGTTACTCTCTCGGGCCTCGTCTTCCGCCTTCATGGTCAGGAACTCATCTCGCGTCATCGGTGGGCTAAGGTCTGCTCCCTGCGAAACAAGGTGCCCCTTCATGGCAGCGGTGTATTCGTAGAATCCCGCTTTCCAGAAAACCTCAGGCGGCCATTTCAGGACTCCCAGCGCGGACGCCATGATGTCCTCCCACGGAAGTTCCGCTACTGGGGCGCCGCCTCCTGAGGCTTTCCCACGCTTACACCGCCCAGAGCAACGCTCAGGAACTGGATTGCAGCTAGGCTGACCGCAGAGAAACCAACATCCATCACAGCGTCGCCTACCTGGTCCAAGCTCAAGCGCTTGTCGTCATGCCCGCGCAGGCCGTAGTGAATGATGGTTACGGCATCAGTGATAGAGAGGTCACCATTTCCGGATTGGCTGATGATGGCGATGATGCTCTTTCCGAGGGACGCTTCTATGCCGCGAATGGCAGAAAATGTAGCGCGCATCGTGCGCTCTTCACCGGCAAGGGTGATTTTCACTTCGTTGCGTAGGTTTTCCATGACTATTGCGGCACGTTGACTGCTGATGCGCTTACGCCAGTAACCGACGTGAAGGAGACAGTGACAAGGCCGTACTGGTTGTTCCAGCGGCCTTGGGGGAACGGCCCCATGATGACGATAGAGGCAGATGGAATGCCTACCGTCACATCGGACAAAGGCGTGCTGCCGTATCCGTCCTGATAAAGTGAAGTCGCCTGAGTCTTCAAGGTCGCAGATACCGCAGTGCCGCCGCCCTTAACGATCAACAGGGCATCACCTGTGTTGCTGAAGTAGGTCGTCGGGGACGCAGCCTGTAAACCTGAAGCGGTGTTGATCCCAGCCGTGCTGATGTCAGTGGTGCTGATATTCGGAGCGGTCTGGGCATTGGCAACCGGCGCCAACAGTGCTGACGCCACGCCGAGGACGGCGATAGCGGCTATAAGGAGAGGTTTCTTGTTCATGTTGCCCCCTAGCTGATCGTGACCGCGCCCGCAGATTCGAGCGTGATGTTGTAGGTGGCGGGGCCGTTGTACGAACCGGATTCCTCGTAGGAGGCGAGCATGAAACTGCCCTGATAGGTCTTTGAGACCGCACCCGGCATGACGAACTGGTAGTTCCGGTGGGCGTTGGTGCTGGCATCGACGCGGATCGCAGCGGCTGCAGCGTCTTCGACGTAAACCCCCTGAAGCTTGATGCTGATGGAGTTGACACCCGCGCCTTCGAGCAACTTGCGGATACCGGCATCGTCGGAATTGGTGATGTCTACGGGCTCGTTATTGATCGTGAGCGTTATCTCACGAGCACCGCCCACGGCTGCATAGGTGCTGCCGGTGGTATTGTACTTGACGAGGACTCCCCGTCCTTTCTGTGCAGCCAAATTATGACCCTTTCATTTATGAATTCAGACTAGCGCCTAAACCGACAGTTGCGCAACATCAAACAACAACCACTTCGAGCTCCGCGTAGCCTTGCCACGTCCGGCCGTCGTCTTCCTTGAAGGCGTCGCTGAATCCCGTGTATTCGCACTTCACCAGCGTGCCTGCATCGAGAGTCAGGGCTTGCTCATTGCGGTCGAGCGCCGTGAGGGCGGCAGCGCGGACAAGGAGAGCGCCTGCAATGCTCTTGTCGCGGCTGAACGTCTGAATCTTCAGGGTATGGCTCTGACCGCTGAAATCATTCGCGGCAAAGGGCTGGCTGTGGATGCTCAGGACAATGTAGGGGAACGTGGCACCCTCAGGCACGTCGGAAAACACCCTGCCCGCAACAAGGGTGGTGACTGCCGCATTGGCTTTGAGGGCTGCGACCGCAGCCTTGATGACGGATGCAGCGGAATCAACCACGGGCCTTCCTCAGTGTTTCGTTGACGGCCGACCGTACGCGGGTGGTGATCTTGTCGCGCAATGCCATGAATGTAGGGCGAAGCCATGGGCGGGCGCGCATACGGCTGGTCCCGAATTCCAACCACTTCCCCTTGGCGAGCTTTGTGCCGAAGAAGGCCGACAGCTTGTTGGCGCCGACACGGAAGAAGAGGGACGCCACCAGCTCGCCGCTGTCCGTCTTTGGGAATTCGCCTGGTGCGGAAGCCTGATGTGGGATCGACCCGCGACGATAGGTGCGCCCCGATCGGCCGCCGCTTGAAATGTGCTGCTTCGCATAGGCGTCCATTTCGATAACGGAGAGCATCAGAGCCGAGCCGATACCGCCGCGTAGGTCGAGGGGCAGGCGTTGCAGCTTCTTAATGAGCTTGTCGGCATTGCGGACGGTCATGCGGGCTGACCTTCCATGCAAAGGAGCTGCTGAAAGTCCTTCCCCTCTGTCTTCAGATCATCGCTGAGATTCCGCACCGCCGCGATGTTGTAGAAGCGGCTGTCGACCTGCACCCGATTGCGGGAAGCGGTCGTAGTGTCAGAAAGGTCGGAGCGGTACCGGATGAGAATGCGGGCATCAACGCGGCTTTGCTGCTGGGCGCTGACGTAGATTTCACGCCCCGCCATGGGTTCAACCACGGCCCAGAGGGAAACAAGATCATTCCACGCTACAGAGCGCCCGCCGAATTCGTCGGACGTTTCAGTCGGCGTCTGCACCACAATCCGGGTGTTTGCCGAGGAAGCGAAGTCGGACCCGCACTTGCACATTAGTAGGCACCGAATGCCTCGGGAAGGCGGAAGGCGTCGTAGAGGGATTTAGCACCGGCCGGAATGTCCGAGCAGACCTTGTTGGTATAGCTGGCGGCGACGTGCTGCAGGATGCCTTGCTTGATGGGATCGGGCACGGCGGCGGCATTCGCCCACCCTGCCGCGAATTGGACCTCGACGGCTGAGCGGCAACGCAGATTCGTCGGCCAGCTGTAGCCATCGTTGAGCAGAATGCGGCCCGTGGCGGTCTCCAAGGTGTAAACAGCGGCATTGACTGTGGATTGGACGTTGGAGGTGTCCGTGGTCTTTATGGAAGTGACGGTTTGGATGGGCTGGCGCGAAAGCTGGATGAATTGGCTGCCGTTGACGAGGAATGGCGTCGGAAGGACATAGTAGCCGCTGGGAAGGTCGACATCTTCACAGATGCTGTCCATGACCAGCTTCCACGATTGGGTGATGAAGGCCCGCTTGGTGTATTCCTCAGCCGTGCGGCGGGCAGAGGCGATGAGGGTGGTCAGAACGGCATCATCCGCAGTGCCGTCAATCCGTAGATATGTTTTCACATCGGGAAGCGACACCGGCTCGGAGGCCGGTGCCGTTACCAATGTGTAGGCTTTGAGGTTCGACACCTACTTATTCTCCGGCGCGGCTTCTGCCTTGTTCTTCGGAGCCTTGGCGATCGCCTTATTCTCCGGCGCGGCTTCTGCCTTTTCCTCGGCTACGACCTCGGCCAGCTTCTCATCGAGAAACGATTGACCGAGGGCTTCGGAAACGTCGTATTCCTGGCCTTCTTCGTAGTAGTGGGTGGAGTGCCCGTCGTTCGAGCCCATTTTGGAGCGGAGCATTTTGATCTTCATGGTGATGCTCCCTATCGGTTCACGCGGTTGGTTTCGATGACCGTAGCGCTCACGCCTCCAGCCGTGGTGCTCACAGCGGTCGTGGGGCTGACGGACACCGATTGGGCAAACTGCGGGCCGTTGTTGGTTGTCCACCGCTGAGTGCCGTCACATGCGACGGGTCCAGTGGTGCTCACCACAGTTCCGTCCGCCAGCTTCCACACGAGGGAGGTGCTGGTAACCGAGCCACACTTATAGCCGACAGAGACATCGGAGCGGCTATCAAGAAAGGCGCGATCGGCGGGCGTTGTGGTGGCATCGAGGCGCCCGCGAGACACCGTGTAATAGCGGTTGTCGCCATCCGTTGTATAGGTTTGCGCGATCGCGGCGACGGCAACAGCCGCCAAAGCGGAGGTTGCCAGCATGATTTTAGTGAATTTCATTGAAATGAACTTTCGTTTTTAAAGCAGGGGCGGATAACCGCCCCTCACATTATTGGGCGATTGGACCAACGGACGGACGACCGAGGATCGCCAGCGCGCCTGCGGTTGCGCCGGAAGTTACCCCGGTGCTGACGATGTTGGCGCGGACATACCGCTTGTTGCCGACGTAGCCGAGCTTCTTCACACCCTGCGCGACGGCAAGTGCCGTACCGGCCGCTGTGCCAACGAGGTCGTCGGCGGCAGGGGTTGAGGTGTCGGAGAGGTTGGCGGCATCGCCGTGCTCGACGGACAGGGTATAAGTCCCGTCTGTACGGGCGCCCATGTTCAGGATGAACGTGAGCGAGTTGTAGCCTTGGGTGTCGATGATGACGCCAGCCGTGGTAGTGCTGGTGGAGATCGCCCCGGTGTTGACGGCGTTTTGAACCGCCATCCCTTGTGCGCTGTCGAACTGCATGTTCGTGACTTTCTATTGTTACCTTAGGAGACCGACATCTTCAGAAGCTTGATGGCTTCGAAGTTGGTCACGCCACCGCCCGTGCGCTTTTCAGCGTAGAACTTGGTGAGACCGGGTGCGGTGTAGGGGTCGCGCAGCACGGAGATGCCCTTGCGGTCGACGATGGTGTAGGCGCGTCCGAAGTTGCCGTATGCGACTGACAGCGCGTTGGACGCGATGACGGGCATGTCGTCAGCGAGGCGAACGGTTTGTTCGAGCAAAGTCAAAGAGCCGCCGAGAACCTTGCCTTGCGGGCCGGACTGCGGTTGCAGGTTGAAGAAGCGGAACACGTTAGTGCCAGATAGCTTCAGGTATTCAATGAAGGTCGCGCGCTTCATAAGGAAGCTGGCACCGGCTTGATAATCTTCCTTCAGCGAACCTATCAGGGAGATGAGACCGGCTTCCGTAGGGGACGTGGTGCTGCCGTTGGCAATCTGCTCGATCGTGTTCCGGGCGTAGGTGCTAGTGCCGGCATTATAGGTCAGAATCCCACGAGGAGCGTTCACGCCGTTGCCGCTGATGAAGGCAGTGTTTTCGAGACGGCCGAACTTGTCGGAGATCTTGCCGGTGAGCCATGCTTCCATGTCCACGGTAGCGTCGGCGAGCATTTCGTTCGTCGCCTTGGGATAAGCGTAGAGCTTCTTGGCCACGATCTCGATGCGGCCGAGCTGGGGAGTGTTGGTTTCGCTCGGGGTGTCGCCTTCGCCTGCCCAGCCACCAGAAGCCTCATCGTCATCGAGGATGACTTCGATGCTCTTGTTGCTGGTGGTGATGACATTGGCCACCTGGCGCATCGGGGAGGTTTCGAAGATGCGACCATTGATGATGCCGAGCTGCTGAGCCGGAACCAGATAGCCACCGTTGGCGAGATTGTCTGTAGACAGAGCCTTCACATGCTCGGGAGCCAACTTGGCAATGTCGCCACCAGCGTGCAGGAAGGACTTGAAGGCCTCCTGTTCGAGCTTGGCCTTGGCCTCTTCAGGCTTGGTGTTGTCGTTGGCGGCAACGCGTTCCATTGCCGCCTTGAGCTTGTCCTGACCGTCCTGAAGCTCTTCGAACTTCTTTCCGAGGTCTTCGGCCACGCGACTAACTTCGGCCTTCACCAGACCGTCTGTGTCCTTGACTTGCTTTTCTTGAGCTTTTTGCAGGGCTACAAGGCCAGTCTGCAACTCCTCGCCGATTTTAGCGAGATCCGTTTCCTGCGGCATTGGGTAGTAACTTTCTTAATTGGTTCATAGCGCCTTCCAGCGCGTGTTGAGCCAATGCAGCGTCACCACCCTCTCGGTGTTTCAGGAGTGCATTGAAGCCTTTGGAGGCGATAAGTTTCGCGTCCTGTTGGCTGTATTTGCCTGCCTCACGCAGGAAATCTTCAAAATCCCGAACCGTGTCGGGTGCCGATTTAACGGCGGAAATGGTGGCGGCTTCGTTCGCCGGGAATGTCACGATGGACACTTCGTACAGCTTCACGCGCTTAAGGTGGGTGATGCCGGTTTCCCGGTTGATTTCCTCTTCCAAGGTGCGGAAACCGATGGAAAGGCCCGTAAGCGCACCCTGTTTCAGAAGCTCGTAGGCTTCGCGGGCGGCATTGACCTTGAGGTTGAGCTGCCCCTTGACGTAGAGGCCACGCTCATCTTCGCGAGCTTCGAGGTAGATGCCGCCGACCATCCACGTCGAATGCTGAAGGAGAAGTTTGGGAAGACCATTTTTGGCCAGGCTATCGGCAAAGGCGCCCTTGTCGACCACCTCGTTGTAGGAATCGATGACGCCGAAGACGGAGCCATAGCCTTCAAATTCACCCGAATCCTCATCGCCTACGGCTTTGAAATTGGCGTCGAATTCGAGATGCTTGTTCTTCATGGGATTAATTTTGCTCACAACCTATACGTTTACGCAACATCTATTCTTGCTCCTTATAAGTGAGGACGCAGCGGCAGTTTATGCAGTTTGCGGCACCACCACGCGGATCGCCGGGACGCTTCATGAGCGCTCCCCCAACGATGAAATCCGCATCCATGGCGATGGCGACATGGGATGACATGGCTGCGTGATTGACGCGGGTGCGCTCGTCCTGCACCGGAAGCCAAGACTTCAGAATGGTGATTTCATGATCGCGTCCGAGCTTGGCTGCCCCCTCCTCGCTGGCATACATCATGGCGGCGTGGGTTTCGGTGCGGGCAACCGTGCGGGCGCGGAAGGCGCTGATACCCTGCACACGGAGCAGCTTCACCGCCACCTGTTGGGGATTGAACTCCTCAGAGGCCGAGAGTGCGACGTCAATAATGCGCTGCATGTCCGAGCGGGTGGTATCGGCGGTCTCGCGGGCACGCTGGGCACCGAAGTCCTGCACCCACTTGCTCACGAGGTAGAACCAGAGGCTTTCCCACCCTTCCCGCTTCTCCATTATGCGAACTGCGGACTTGATGCCCTTAAGGGCTTCCAGCAGCGCGATACGGATGGCAATGCGGTCGAAGCGGTTGGCGATCTCCGCCATGTTCGCGCGGTGCAGCTCGTAGCCGGTATCGCTCAGGCGCAGGGTGATCGGAAACGCCTCTGCCGCTTCCTGAATATAGCGGTTCTTCTCTTCCTCCACGGCGGCGGCGAAGGGCACCTCTACCGACCGCATCAACCCATCCCAGCGGGCCAATAACGGGTCGGGCTTGGCGCGGAAAAGCATTATCGAGATAGCAAACCGACAACTGGCCAGTTAAATGGGAACCAGCGGGGGAAGTTTGTGCTCAAATTGAGTTGCAAAGGATTCTCTTTTGAGAAGTCATCCTCAATAGAAATCCTGACCAGGATCGGCCAAAAGTTCCATAACCATACAATTCGTAGTTTGGTGTTCTTCACGTCATGCAGTGTCCTTTGTTGATGTTGCGCCAATTGCCTCGGCAATCTCCTTTGCCGTAAAGCCGCAGTCCGACATCGCTTTCACGATATCGGTGGTGGGCTGACTTTCCGCCTGGTCGATCGGCTTCAGCGTGCCGGGCACCAGCAGGACGTCACCACCCTCGACTTCCTCAAAGCCCATCTCCGCCCGCGCCTCATTCGGCGTAATCAGGCCGCCGCCTACGGCATCTTTCATCCGTTTGTAGAGACGCTCACGCTGTGGCTCTAACCCCGGCGCGGAATCAGCGTTGTAGGCCAGCGTGACCCCACTCTTGCTGGAATCGAACAGCGGAACAAGGAATTGGGAGAGCTTCTTGATAATCAGATTCAGCAGCGGCAGGACGGTATCCGTCCAAAGGCGCTCCTGCGCGGCGTCCATGTTCGAGAAGGTGGCGGCTTCCATGGTAAGGAGCGGTAGAGGCACCCCGTAGACGAGGCCGATATCCTTCGCGGCACCGGCCATGTTCTTCTCGAAGTCCATGTCCTTCGGGCTGTGGGAGAGCTGGGTGAACTTGGCACCACCGGTCAGCAAGGGGACGTTTCCGGCATTGGAAGGCCCCTCCCACGCCTTTTTGAAATACTCACGCAGCCGGTTGATCGTGGTTTCATCCACAGTACCGGCAACCTCAACGACACCAGATGGGCGAGCGCTATTGAGCAGCAGGTTGGAATTCCACTTGCTGCCGTTGTTGTGGATGTCCGTGGCGCGTGCAGCCGGGCTCAGCGGAGAAAGGCCGCGCCACTCGTTATTCGGGTTGAAAGTCTTGATGTGGAGGATCTGGCTTTCGCCGGTCAGACGATTGACGGGATAGACGCTCTTCTTTTCGCCGGTCCCGTACTCGTAGCGCAGCGGGATATTGCCGCTGTCAGCACCCTTCACGTCCATCAGGTCGGGATTGAGGATATAAAGCTCTTTCGGCTTGCCAGTTTCCGGCAGGCGCAGGATGAAGAACTCACCAGCTACCCGGTGCCAGGCCACCATTTCGATTGCAAACTCTTCCCACGTCTGCATCGGATTGGGCTTTGCCATCAGGTCAAGCAGCGGGTGCTTGGTATCGACCTTCCTGTTGCCCTTCGCGTCGGTCGTATAGACCTCAAGCTTCACGCTCGCAGCTGCATTGGCGATGATGCTGGCGCAGGCAAAGACGATGGGATTTTCGGAATAGCCTTCCTTGGCGTAGGCCTTGATGTTCTGCGGCAGCGAGGACGAAAGGCCTGCAAGGAAAAAGGAACTGGAGGACGGTGCCGCCGCCTTCGAGAAAAACCGACCTAAAAAATTCACTCTACAATGCAATCACTTGTGGCTGTGCGGGTCGGGTGTTCTTCGCATGGACCGCCAAGGCCAAAGCCATCACGCAGTCATCGTGGCTGCCTTCCGGCGCCGAATAGCGAACACCTGTCCGGGTGTATTCGTACTCAAAGCTCTCCAGTTCCGAGACGATAACACCATCTGGATACTGCACTTCACCACGTTGGATGGCAACTGATAACCCTTCCATCAGCATTTGCTTGGATGGTGCCGAGAACTTGAAGCCCTCGAAATTGCTCCCCGTCTTCTGCAACCGCTCGACGATGGGGTCACCGACGCCGGTACTGTCCAGCAGCGTGTAGGTGCTGCCGCAGATGAGCTTGATGTGGTCGATCGTATTCTCCCAAGGGAGCTGGAACCGGGTATGGCTACAGGTGCGCCCATCCTCATCCAGACCATGCAGCACCGTCCAGTCCACCGACTTAGCCAGGTCGTCGCCGAAGACTACAGGCGCCTTGTTTGATATTGGCGCGATATTCTGCCGGATGAACTGAAGCCCGAACGGATTGCCGCCGTCGTCGGATGGCTCGCAGAGGTAAAGCTCCCGAAAAACAGCATCCGGCAGAACCCGCCGCGCATCGTCTAGCTCCTCCTGCGGGAAGACGCCTGCTGCAACAGCGTCGAGCGCGGTAATCTTGTGATAGGAGTGTCCTTGCTCCCCAGCCTCTGCCTTCCGGCATCCCTGATAGAACCAGTTTTTGCGGCCTTTCACGTTACCGATGATGCGGATGGGGCCACGAGTGGCGGTTAGCGTCGAGCGGACCGCGTGAAAGGCTTCTTGCCTCATACGGCTCGCTTCATCCAGCACCGCCGCCCAAACATCTTCACCGTAGAGGTTGTCTGGCTTCTCCCCGGACTTGAACCGCAGAACAGCCCCGTTGATGAGGGTGATGGTTTGGGCGCCCTGACTGGAAACGATGCCCCGGATAAGGCCCTTGGGAATACCGCGCTTCATGCGGTTGAAGGCAATCTCGGCTTGGCCGGATACCGGCGCTACCCACCAGAACTCCCGGCCTTCCTTGCCGAGGAAGAGCGCCTGTTCAAATAGCCACGCCATGCAGGAGACGGTCTTACCGCTCTTGGTACTGCCTTCAATCCATGAGTAGCGTTCGGCGTTGAAGAATGCGTCAGATTGCTTCTGGTACAGCTTGGGACGCTGGTAGACGTGCTCAGCCAAGGCAGGCGTTATAGAACGCCATTATCTCTTCATTGGGTACATCGGAGCCGAGGCAGAAATCAAAACGGATAGAATGCCGGTAATCATTCACCTTCACATCCGTCATCTTATCGTCAGACCAGCGCTCAGTTGGCCCATGATCACAATCAAGGTAGGCGTGGCCTTCCGGGAAGACACGGATGCGTTGGCCATTGTGTTCAAAGGTACGGATGTTCATTATGCGAACTAACTATTGTCGATTTTCAGGGTGAAGACCGGGGGAGCATCCTTATCAGCGGAATGCTCGACCTCTTGCTTGTCCTTCCAGCCAAACCGGTTCTTCATATTGATGAACCAGAGCTGGGAACTGAACTTCACGCCCTCGTAGGTGAAGAGCCCTTCCCTGCCTTTTCGCTGCCACCACATCTCGGCAAGGATGCGTCCTTCCCTTATGGCTTCTGAAAATTCTGGCTCTCTCGCTTGCAAATCGTCCCAAAGCATATTGCTTATGGCTCGGGATGGAGGGATGGCGAGAGCGACCTTGACCTCTGCATCGCTACCACCATCGGCGTAGATGGTGTGCATGATGTCTCGCCAGTTTTCCGCCAGGTCGGCGATGGTCGTTAACGGGCGGCCTACGGAATTACTCACGCTGGAATCTTGCCGGAGCTGGAGTCAGCTGGCAAGGAAAACCGCTACGTGTCCTCGCCCGTCAAACCAACGCCCAAGCTGCTGAGTACGGCATCGGCGGTATCTACGGCGCGGTATGGCATGAGGTATACCCCACCGTACTCGCCAGAAGCTGACCGGAAATAGAAGATGGACGCTAGCAGCTCCACCGTAATCGGAAGCATCTTAGTGCTAGATCTCACTTCCGCAACGAAGGCCTTCAGCCGGTCGGGTTCCAGATAAAGCCTTGCGCTCAGCTTTGGCTCTTCGAACTGCAACTTGCCTGCGCTCAGCTTGCCCATAGAATGCTTATCGCTCCCGTAGATCGAGAGCTCGACTTCGTTAAACTCGATATGAACCCGATCGCCATCGGCCTGCCCGACAATGGTATTCGACCAGCAAACGGTTTGATGGATGATCTTGCCGGTGCCCTTGATAAGGTGACCATCCCACCGCTCAGGTATCAAGTTCTCACGTTGGACCTTTTGAAGATCATCCAGACCGGAGCGATTTAGTGGGAAATGCGGCAGATCCTCGTACTTGTGATCGTGGGCGCGGGTGAAATAGGAGATGTCGTAGTCTTCGAGCTTCACGATGACATTGCACCATCCACGCTTGAAGCGATCACCCTTCTCCCCCTCGCCTTCAATCCCGATAAGGTCGTGGCCAAGCCATTTGAAGTCCTGCTGCATGCTTCCCCTCACAAAATCTTCAACGGCAATCTATGACCTTCGCCGCGCGAGCCGCAAGCGCCTACGCACGCCGGACCAGCTTGAGCAACATGGCAACCGCTATCGCATCGATGGACTTGAGGTAGATCAAGCCATCGTGGCCGAGGTCGGCGGAATGACCCGCCGCCTCGAACGCTTTCACGACACCCTTGGCGCTTCTGGTCTTGGGAACCTCCCAAACCGACCTGACCGGCTCTTCAGTCAAGGTCCACATCGTTCGGCCCATAGGGCCTTTTGATGCCGGACGCCTCACTTGGCGCCATCTTCATCACTGCCGCGAAGAGTGCATCACCGAACAGCGTGCACAGCTTGAAGTAATTGATGGCGTAGACTAGCTCCATTCGCATGGTCTTATACCCGCCGAAGTCGAGTTCTAGGTTGCTGAACTTCAGCGCCTCCCAATCTTCAGCCATCCAAAGCTTGTTCAGGTGGTCGCCAATCTTCTTCATCATATCATTGTTGACAACGTAGACTTCATCGAACGGATCGAAGCCGTAGGCCTCGATCATCCCATGGTTATGCTCGATCGGCGCGATGCGCTTGTCGTACGCAAAAACCCGCGCCGCCGAAATGCTGCCGGGATCTCTCTTAAACGCCTCCATTATGTGGAAACGCTTAACCTCAAAAGTTGCTGCTACTAGTTCCTTACTCATCAAAATATCCTTCTAGTATGAGTTGATAACGACCTACAGATATTTACGTTTCGTTAATGATTCAAGAGGGGCTCGACGTTAAAACTTGGCTTTAACCCATTCTTTTTTATTAATTAAAATAGATTGCCAGAAGGCGTTCTATTTCAATGCTCTGCAACCCTCCGATGATAAAAATTAATTTTTGGATCCGGTTAGTGCTGCCCTACTTTTTGAGTTCGTCAGACCTGGCTCTGCCCTCAACGCGGCCGCAAGCATCTTCCGGGCACCATCACCGCCCTCCCAAAGCAAGACCGGCAACCGCGCCAGTGCAGAATATGGCGACCATCGTCAAAATGCCCGGTGGCGACATCATGACGTCGAGGAATTGGATAAGGTCAGCCATTGCCCTTGCCTCCCTTTTTGGTGATGCCCTGAATATAAATCTGGAAGATATTCCCGGCACAAAATCCGAAAAATGCCCCGATAGTGAGAAGATACACCATGCTATCTGCCCTCCCCACGTTGGGCGGCTGACAGCCCGCTGAGGGCTTGCTGCATGACGTTATGGGCGTGGACGTAGCGTTTTGTTTTGCGCGGATCATCGCTGGTCAATGGGAAGGTTTTAACGGCAAGCTGCAACGCCTCCACCAATCCCGCCGTCGCTTCTGCCACTGCCTGCTGACGGTGTTGGCACAAACGCGTTGCAACCCATTCCAGATTATTGGGCGATGATGAGCTATCAACCTCGCTTATCAGGTTGGCGGCGATTTCCTCGTCAGCGGGGTTTGGCCCCACACAGGCTTCCAGTTCGGCTAGCTCGGCTTTGTAGTGCGAGTTTTCCTTCCCACCAGGCAAGTCGTCAAAGATGGATTTTATCCCCGTAGTCTGGGAACCCTTATCCAGGGGAGAGACGAACGGATTAGGCTTCTCCCTAGTAGACCGCATGTTGTTTGTTTCGAGAGCCATCTGTGCGACTTCACCCAACGTCATCGTTCTGACCCTCGACGGATTCTCACACTCGATCGGATGCGCCGGCACAACTCCGTCAAACCCGCTTTCATCGGTATAGCTATTCATCGGACTTGCTCCCCTTGCGGACATAGAAAACCTGCTTTTCAAGGTTTTCCGCTTCGAGAATGCGCTTGGGCGGGGTCAAAGAGCGGTTGATGGTGTTCGACAGCTCTTGCGGCCGGATGCCGTATTGGCGGGCTGTCTTCATAACACCTCCCCGCTTCCCGCCGTTCTTGTTGACTGTATGGTTGGCCTCGACCACCTGGCCAATGTGCTTCAGCAGTTCGTCAGCTGTGACGATCTGGACTGTTTGGAATTTCATGTTCTGTCTTTCGGTTATTTCGTATTTGCGGTGCGCGGGCGGCGCTCTGCCTGTCCTGCGACCGGGCACGGAACCAGGTCGTTCTGCACCCAGCTTTCCGGCAGCTTGCCCGTCCATCGATGCAGCTTGTACTGACCGTGACCGGACTTATTCGCCATCCACAGGTGCCCGTTGGCATCCTCTGCATCATAGAGGAGGCCGAGGCGGCGCAGGCGGGTGAAGAGCTTGGTGGCGTCGTTCGTGCCCATGTTCAGCACCGTGCGGGAATCAATCCAGCCGATGGCGATAAGGTGGCGGATTGCTCGGGCTTGAACGCCCACTTGCGATACCGTTGGCGGCTTCGGCCGTTCGGCCTGCCAAAGCTTGCTCAGGAGGGAGAGGATTTTCATCGGGCGCCCTCCGGTTTCGGGTCACAGATTTGTTCCCCATTCCGGTCGAGCCGAGGCGTGATACCTCCGTGCGGGGTTCCGACGTAGTGGCAACCCGTGCGGTGGTCGATGAACAGAACCATGCCAGAACGGTCGTTCGGTGGGTCAGTGTCGTCGCGCTCCTTGAACGCCTCCAGCATGACCGCAACAAACAGAACCACGAGCACCACAAGAATGACGAAGAAGCCCATTACGCCACCTCCCCTTCGAGACCGGCGCCTTCGAGGACGTCGATTTCGATGCAGGCGAACGCATCATCATTGTAGGCATGCCCCCGAAGGTTCTTGATTGCCGCCTCTTTCGAAGGATGGATGTGGGTGCAACGGACGAAATCAGTCAGATCACGGCCAACAGCCACCCAGCCCTTGATGCGCTTAGGCTCGACCCATTCGGTAACTAAATCATCCTTGTAGATGCAGTCAGTCATATTCCGACCGCACGCCTGCCAGGTCTCTTCTCGCCCGCCGATGTACCCTATTGCGGGGTATCGTCTAACCAGACCGGTTTCAGGGTCTGGCACCGAGACAGCGGAAACAAAAGCTTTGCGCCCGTCTCGCGTCCGGTAGTACTTACCGGCCGCAAGCGTCAGGGTTCGATCTTTCTGCTCCTTGACCTTGACCTCTGCTACGAGATTGTATTGCGGTGCGAGGTTGTCTTTTTGCCAGCGACCATCGCGCATATACCAATTTCCAGACTCGCTTCGAAACGGATAGGTATGACCCTTGTCATCGAGCGTGATCTTTTCCGTGGTGCCATCGGCCCGTGAATAGGTTTTGCCAACTTCTAATTGGATCTTTTTAGCTGCATTCATGTCCTCGCTTTCTCTTGGATTGATTAGATGGCCAGCGCCGCCAGCAGCAGACCGGCACAAACGGCCAGCAGCACATTGCGGAACTTGGAAGGCTTAGCTTCAGGGACGAGCGCCCCTGCATAAGTAAAGATAGGCTGATTAATGTCGTACATGTTGTTCTCCGTTGGTTACAGGAGCAGACTCTCACGTATATTTTAGGTTGTAAACATCTTTTTATTAGTAATTTATAGTTGACTGGTGAAATATACCGGCTCAGTATGCTTTGGCGATTATCGCAATACTCATAACAATCAGGAGACTACAGCCATGAGCCGCGCCAGCGACGCATATACTGACCATATCAATGCAGGAGGCCACACCATCGGCAATGAAGCGCAGCCCGAGAAGTGTGCAGCCGCACGCATCGAGCAGGCGAAAGCCGACCTCGAAGCCAAGGGCTTCACCGTCACCAAAACTGAAAACGAATAACGAAAGCGAGGACTATGGCTAAAATGAAAATGACCAGCAGTGCTGGTTCCTTCCAAGACCCACAAGTGGGCACCTTCCCCGGCGTATGTGTCCGGGTTATCGACCTTGGCACCCAAGAGAACGAATACGAGGGCAAAAAGACCAGCAAGCGGCAGCTGATGCTTGGCTTTGAGCTGCACGGTGAAAGCGTCGATACCGACGCCAACGGCTACATGCTGGACGACACCGGTAAGCCCGACCCAATGAAACCCTTTATGGTGTCCGCTTGGCTGACCGCATCGTTCCATGAGGAAGCCACCCTGCGGAAGTACATGGAAAGCTGGCGTGGCGCCCCATACACCGAGCAGCAAATCAGCGAGTTCGAGACTGATGGCTTTGACTGGAGCCTAATGCTTGGCGTTCCCTGCATGATCCGGATCGAGGCGAATGCGAAGGGCAAGGTCAAAATCAAGGGCATCTCCAAGCTGCAAAAGAACATCGAGCGGCCGGTGAGCGTCAACCAGAACATCGTGTTTATTCTGGACGAATTCGACCCGAAGGTGTTCGAATCCATTCCCCAAGGCATCCGCGACATCATCGTGAAATCGCCGGAGTGGAAGGAGTTGAATGGGTTGCAGGCGCCGTCCGCAATTGCCCCAACGGCCACTACTGATGCGCCGTTCGATGATGAAATCCCTTTCTAGCGAAAGGGTGCCGATGTGTTTTTCATCATCGACAGCAGGGAGAAGAGACAGGAGGCCGCGAACTTTGTCGCGCGCCTCCCCGCCTCTCCGCTCTACAGTATCGAAATCAAGCCCTATAAGAAGAACCGCAGCCTCGCCCAGAACCGCACGATGTGGATGTGGTACAACGTGCTGGCCGACCATTTGGGTTGCGAGCCCGATGACGTCCATGACCAGATGAAGGTTCGCGTGCTTGGCGTTGAGCGGAAGATTGTCGCCGGTCAGGCGCTTATCCTACCCCGTAGCACCACCGACCTCGACACCACGGCCATGGCACGCTTCATGGAAGCAATTGAGGCTCTTGCGGCAGAGCTGGAAGTGAAACTGCCCATTCCGGACGACTACCGCTATGCCATGGAAGGCGGGCGTGCGGCATGACCCTCACTGAGCTGCGCGACGAGTGGATAGAAGCCGAGAATGCCCGCGTCAAAGCTTACCATGCTTTCATGGATGCCAACCGCAATTCACCTCTACGCGTCGACCTGGACAACGCCGAACGTGCCGAGAAGGCTGCGAAGGACGCCTACTCGAAGGCTTTGCGTGGTGGCGATGGAGCGGTGTCATGACGGACGTTTACAAAACATTCCAGCGCCGCTTTGACCGACGGTCCCTCGCACGGCTGATCGACAAGAAGTACCACAGCCTGTCCGGCTTCGCCCGTGATATCGATATGTACGAATTCCGGGTCTACGAGTGGCTTTTCGCCGGAGCAAAGCCGCGAGTGCAGACGCTTCTAAAAATCTGCGAGGTCATGTCGTGCAGCATCAATGACATTGCGCCGCGCTTGACCAGCACTCCTCCGCCGCCAGCCCAGCGGCCGAGGCAGAAGCCGACATATTGTGGTGGACGGGCCGCATACTTCCAGAAACACCGAGCTTAGGCAGCCTCGACCAGATCCACCCGGCACTGTCCGGGTTTTATTTCATCCGCCGCACCCCACCGCAGACGGATGTCAACAATCTGGCTATCGTCTGAAAACACGCCCCACCGCGTGAGGGTGTCTGAAATCGCTTTTGAGCAGTTTTCACAATCCCGTCGACGCTTATCAGGTCGCCCAAGCACATAAACAGCCACAACGTCGCCCTGGAGGCTCACAATATCCTCTGGCTTCATAGTGTCCGCTTCTTTTTCCCATGCCCGGTATTTGGCAGTCTTGACCCGCCCGCCACGGGCGACATTCAGGAACAGGTTATTGACCGAGGGAGGGAAAGGAAGGATGGCGGAGAAGGACTTCACCAGGCCATTAACGCCGCACCGGAATCTGCCGTCAAGCCATATCGCACGGCCTCAAGTTGTGCTTATCTCCCGCCAGAGTTGGGGGATTCCATGAATATCAAACGAGGGCTTTTTCGGCTGTGGCTGGTTTGCGGACTGCTGTTCGCAGCAACTGTCATGTTTCTAGGCTACGACCGTATCAACGAAGAATTTTCAAAGTCCAACCTGCTTGCCGAGATCCCGGCAAATGCCTCAGCCCTTATCCCCGTGAGCTGTAAAGACGCCCGGGGTGCTTTAGGCGTTGACTACGAGCTAGACAAAGGCGTTACGAAGACGATACCGGGGTCTCTGTGCTGGTACATGATCGCAAAGTTCCGGACGAACTTTCCGCAGTATGCCGACCTTAGCGACGAGGACATTGTTACCAAGACCTATGCTGACGTCGGTGTACCGCTCTACCCTGTGCATCCGTGGCGCACCCTATTAGGAACCATCGGCTTTGCTTTCGGCGTTCCGTTTGTCTTTCTCGTCGTTGGCGGCGCCTTTGTATGGGCTTTTTCGGGCTTCAGCCGCCCCAAGGCATCATAGCTCTCACTCGACAAACTTTTTCTTGAAGAAGTCCATGTTGATACCGTCAATCGTGTCGGCGAACGCCAATAGCGCCTCTCGCCCCGTCATCCCATCGACGCTTGGTGTCTCGGCTAGGTGCCTTGCAGCGCGAGCGACCATCCTTGTCGCTGTCTCAAATGCTTTTTCCGCAGTGTCGTTGAACAGCTTCTGCAACTCTTCATCCTGATCGTCCATTGCTCGCCTCACCCTTTGCACCGCTGCGCCCTTTGTACCACTGGCTCCAATTGGCGCCCCTACCTCGTTCACGCGGATCGAACCATTCTCCACCGAACCTTTCCAGGAATGCTTCCGCACCCGCCCGCGTAGCGAAGCAGTGGACGTTGTAGTGTCGATCCTCATGGAAAACGGTATGCCCGCGCACGCAGCGCATGAGCTTCTGCTTCTCGCAGAATTCAGCCTGCTCCGCCCCGATCTTGCCCAGCGACAACTCGGCAAGCAGAGCTATCTGAAAGGGCCATCCACGATCGATGGCAGCGGGAGTGAGTTCACCTTTGCGCCGAGACATCCGACCTATGTTCTACTTTTGTTCAGTCGCGTCAATAGGATCCGAGCGAAAACCAATCCCAGAACTCCGAGCCGCCGTCCCTACGGCGAAGAGCCTGTCCGATGTTGTCAAGGCCTCTCACGCCAATATACAGCCCCGCTAGTATTTGTAACGTTAAGTACTGGCTAGAAATAATCCCCTTAAGGTGCATCGCATACTCGTCACTTTGAGGACGGGCGTTTGCAACGTACATAAAAATTGTAAGTACAATGACCGCGATCGCAATCACGAATTCCATTAATCCATACGCAAATCTGCTGTGTTCCCGAAACCAGTAAGCGCAGACGATTATGGAAGACAACGCGATGCACATAAGCAGCAAACATATTATGATCGCGGCTGGTTTGTCGCTAAACAATTCAATAAGTGCCGCTAGCGGTAGTGCCAGCACGCTACTCGCAACAACCACAGCGAATAGCCATTTCTGGCTGTACGACAATTTTCTCCCCAACTTCCACTCCTTTACGCGCTATTTCGCCATTCCGTGAGTAGGACACGCTTTACCGCAATGTTGTTACCCATAGCCAGTTTCACGTCAAAGATGAAAGCCGCAATCGAAGGCATTTTTCCCTCGCACCGCACAGCCCAGCGATAAGCCTTCCGGATGGCGAACAGCGGAAACTCCCCCAGTTGCTCGCCCCATACCTCAACCTGGGCGGCGGATTTGACAGAATCACCGGTGTAGAGGTTGAAGGCCGCAAACAGCTTGGCAATCTCGACCGCCAGTTCCGGCCGGCGCTTCGCCGAAGGCTCCAAAATCTCAGAAAGGGATGTCAGTGCCATCGTAACAGCGGCCATCATCTCCGGCGTCCGCTCCGGCTCCGCCACCCGAGGAAAAGGCTGCATCCCCGTTCGGAGTTCCGTTTCTTTCGCCGCGAGCCACAAAGCCATGGATGGCGGCAGCAAGTCCCCCACCAGCCGTTCCGCCAGCGCCGCCGCCTCGTCTGCCGTTCTGGGCCTCTCGATCGCACCAATTCTGCCAAGTGCCAAACCAGTCTCGCTTGAGGGGTTTTCGGCAATCAGGGCTGTTCCAGTATCGCTCGAAGCTCCGCCAGACTGTCGTGACGCGGTTTGAATCCCACCCGAGTTCGTCGCGCGGGTAGTCTCCCCATTCACAGGGCGGGAGCCCTCCAGTGTTTTCGAGAAACTGGCTAAGGCGGATTGCAGGGAGGGCACGGGATGAGGCTTTCGTTTTGGGCTTGGGAGATACAGAGGGTATTTTTCCCTCAGTTTTGATTAGATCAGTATTATTAGGAGGGGATTCTCCGGCGACGGGTTTCCCGGCGACGGATGAACCGTCGTCGGATAAATGCCAGTCGATGTGGCTGAACACGCCCTTGTCGTCACGGACCTGGACTTTGGTGAGCCAGCCAGATTCGACCAACTCCTTGATGCCAGATCGATAGGATTCTCTGCCATCGGCACTTTCGTTGACTAGCGCCTCTTCCATGTAAATCCAGTTGTCCGGCTTCGAGAAGAGCAGGCAATAGAGACCTTTTGCCTTGAGGCTGATGGCGGAACTGCGGATGAGCGCGTTCGGCACCATCGTGAATCCGCTAGGGGGCTTGCGGAGCTTGTTCATCACGCCTCCACCCGCTTGAATTCGACCACCCAGACCCACGGGTTGGCCATATGGCTCATTTCCCCATGAATGCTGTCCCAGAGGCGCAAGAAGTTTTCCTCCGGCCACTTGTCAGGACGGCACCACTTCGGCCAAGGCTTGTCTTCATCACGCAGACAAACGCCTTCGGCTGCTGCATCCTTGCGGGAGATATCCTGCAACCGCTCCACCCGCACGCTGACTATTTCCAGCAGGATGCGGGAGGCCCAACGGGGCATATGCACGGATGATGTCCACCTATAATCTTCTGGGTTCATCTGAACATCATCCCCGAACTCAGTTCGGTCAGCGGGGATGAACAAGGGCAGGTCTGCACGATACATGGGGCATGAATTTCCCCGATTGTCAGTCCATGTCTCACGCCCCCAAAGGCGATCACCTCTTTCGCCGTACGGGCATTTGCACAGATCCCAACCGGCACCGTAAATGCCTGTCACAGGATCAGCCTTTTCAGGTTTTCCTTTCCAGCTCATCCAGACGACGCTCCCGGCGCGATTGCGGCGCGGCTTCATCTCTCTTCCGTCTTCTGGCTGGCGCTTGACGATACGCCGGAGCTGCGTCTGACGGCTTTCTAAAATGCCACGAACCTCGTGGGCTTTGAGTAAAATAGGGCGTTCCACATCCCAAGACTTTCCTTTGTTTTTCGCTCCCAAGACAAAATTAATAGCGCGGGATGCGGGTCTTGGGTCCGCACCCCTTAATGTCATAGTGTGGCAGGACGAAGAATCACGCAACCAATAATTGCGTCACGCGCCGTTTCGGAGAGAACCCTTGATGCAGCTGGACATCGGATATCAGACAGCAGAAGCGACTATTTTCCTTATCGCCGTTTGCGCAGGCTTTTCATTTGCAATATCCTTGCTGCTAAGCCGCCTGCGCTACTATCTCCCGCTCCTGGACTTGATTTCATATGGTCTGGCGGGAGCATCAATCCTGCTTTTCGTATATACCACGATAACCGAATATGCAGACAGTGTGCGCTTGAAACAGCCTGCACTTCTCGAACGTCAGATTGACTGGAGGTTGTACTGGGACAATCTTCGCACACTCGAAGCCAAATATTGCGAGGACAAAGTCTCCATAAATTGCCGTGAAATTGAGCGACTACGCCCGGCTTACGGTTTCGGTACCAAAGTGGCCGGCATTCGTAGGCACTTTGACTACGACCCCGCCATATCAGCTGACCTCAAGTCAGTTTACGACAGCCTGAATCAAACACACACAGACCTCGGTGCAATGGAGTCAGTCGTCTCCTTCGAAGTGGCCACCTCATGGAGAACAATCGCGCTTGTGGCCCTTGTAGGCGCCTATGTGATGGGATTTTATAGACGATCGGTCCTGCTTAGGCAGGCAATGGTCGGGTTGCGGATGGCAGCAACCAAGCATCCTCCCACCGTTAGTTTGTGAGGGCGTAAAAAATATGCCAGAGGGCGCTCGTACGCGTCTGCTTCCCGTCCAGGCAGTTGTCGCGCTTGATTTGCTGGCTCAGGTCAGGTCCGAGGTATTCGGCGCACATCCCCAGCTGAGATGCGTAGTGGTAGTTCTCTAGCCTGGCTAATGCGACCCCCATCCAGACGTTCAGGCCCAGCGACAGCACCAACAAGACGGATCGCATAATAACTTCTCCCCCAGCGTCCGACCATCATGGCCGATTCTTGAGGTTCGCGCAGCCTATGCGCCGCTATGCCCCGACGCGCCTTCCTACACCCTGAAGTATACTTTGACGGATTCCCACAACCGCCTCATGATTCAGCTGCATCCAAACAGGAGCAACATCATGACCGTTAACCCAAGCCATCTTCGGGAGGATATCGAGGAGCAGTTTGAATTACCTGACTTACCGCCGCGTATGACGGCAAACCGCGCCAAGGACTTCAAGCGTCCTTGCGAGAAATGTGAAACGGCAGAATGCCGCTGCATCGGCTGGAAAGCCTTTGACGTGGTGAATTGAAAGCGAGGTGATCCTTCATCTCCTCTTGCGGGGCTGAGGTAAACCGTCCCGCTCTCCCAGATGCCTGAAAACCTATCGCTACCACGCCGACCAAGGGCCATGACGGCAATAGGTCGCAAGGCTCTCATGCGCACGGGCCGCATGTAAAAAATGCCCGACCAATCCCGCCCCGCGTCCTCCCGGCGATCGGCGGTTGACTGGCCCTGCACGCGAATGTGCGGGGCCTTTTTTATGGAGCATCATCATGTTTATTGAACTCTACATGTCCAATGAGGCCCATCCCCCGCTGTTCGACGCCTACATCGACCGGCACGGCAATCTCTACGGCATGTCGCCGGTGCCAAGGGTTGAGCTGGAAGATATGATGCAGGTAGTGCTGGAGAATGGGCCGCGATGGCTGACGACTGACCAGAAAGGCGCGATCGAGTTCCTTATGAAGATGAACTCTGTCGACGAGTGCCACCTCTATCAGGAGATTGCCACCGCCCACGGCCCGATATGCCGAGTGCTACTGTATGACCTGAACTGACGCCCCAGCAATGGGGCGTTTTCTATTGGGGATAACCCGTCGCCAACCAGCAACGGCAACTCTGCGGTAGTATGATTCGCAATCACGCGTGCGAGGCCCTTATGGAAGTAAAATATCAAATCTTTGTCAGCTCGACTTTCACCGACCTTCAGGAGGAACGGCGGAAGGTCATCGAGATGATCATGAATATGGGCCATATCCCCATCGGGATGGAGGCTTTTCAAGCCAGCGATAGCACGCAATGGGAATACATAACGCGTCGGATCGACGAGAGCGACTATTACGTGGTCATTATCGCCGAACGCTATGGCTCCATGCTCGACGGCAAAAGCTATACGCAAATGGAATACGAATACGCGACCGCCAAAGGCATACCTGTCGTTGCCTTCCTTTTGGCTGACCATGTCCGGCGCACACTGCCTGTTGACCGGGTAGACGTAGATTTGCGCATGCAGGTTGAGGCGTTTCGAAATCTGGCCAAAGAAAAACTAAGCAAGTTTTGGACGAACCCGGACGACCTCAGTGGCAAAGTCGCCCTCGCGCTTCATGAGCTGTTTCGGGATAAGCCTCGTAACGGATGGGTTAAGGCCAGCACCGTTCCATCCATGCAGGTTATGGAGGAAATTTCCAGATTGTCGGAGGAAAAGCGCCTACTGCAGGAGAAGCTTTCCGCTCTGTCTGGGAATACCAGCATCACCGTTCCTCCCGATGTGGTGTATCGGATTCAGGAGATGAGCATGTCGTTCATCAACGAGTATTTCGATGGATACCACATTGAAGACGAGCTTGCCTCGGTGCTCGACATGTTTCTTGCTTGCCATAAACGGCTAGCGATTGGTTGCGCACCGTATGAGCTTATCCAGACCCTAAGGCTGCATTTTGATAAGATCGAGGGCACCGACATGGAAGATGTCGCCAAACTGCTTGCCGAGTTCTCTTCTCACAATTTGGTGGAATTCACGCAGACGCCGAAGAAAAACGGCATCAATACCACCTTTCATCTGACGACCTATGGCAAAGATTTCGCGATGTACGCCAACAAATACCTTATCGATCAAATGATTCGTTGACCTGTTTATCGGCACCCGCGCTTCGCGCCCACCCCTTCCACCCTCACGGGTGCCAGTGACAGAGCCCTGTGTGCTACACATTAGCCGAGCCACCCGTCTCGCCGTCCTACTTGAGATTGTGCCAAAAAGAGTCCGGTAAAGGGGGATTCGCCGGACGAGCATTTCGCCTACCCTGAGGATTCACGCCAAATCCGGGGGACAGGATGAACCTGCATATCCACAAGAGCGGAGAGACCGCGCCGCCAGAATATGACGTTCTCATCGGGCCAAACGGGGAGTCCACGTGGCGAGGAGGTGGCCGCGCCAAGGGAAGGCTTATTATTCTCGTCGACACGCCTGCACGGCCGTCCAGAATGCAGGTAACGACCCTCTTCCGGCTGATTTACCGGTACAAGAAATGCACGGTCATCTTCAACGGGTTCTCCCGCTGATGCTGCTGGAAATCTACAAACAAACCTATGCCCCGCGCTTCTTTGACGTCCTGCTGAACAAGAACGGCACGGTTGCCGTCCTCAACCCCCGTGCGCTGACAGGTGCCCACCTGAGGGTCGTGCTTGAGGACGCTAAGCCCCTGCCCACGCCGACACCCCATCAGATCGTCTCCATCTATGCCATGATAAGCCGGTACCAGATGTGCGAAGTCGCGCTCTATGGAGTCGACCACTAAACTTTAAATTACTATATAATTATGTTTACAACCTACAATATACGTGGCACTATTCCTCATAACCAAGAGAAAGCGAGGACATGGATGCCGAAAGAGAATTTGAACTAGCCTGCGAAATGCGCTTCACCGCACCCTGCATGCCTACCCCCACCTACTACATCGACCCGAACCAGTTCAAAGGCGACGAAGCTTTTGCAGACGGCGTTGATGTTCCCATGGAATGCGAGAGCGAAGCACGTGGCGTTGCTTTCCGCCTCGCCCGCCTCACCGGCCAGAGCGTCAGCATCGACGTTCGCTGTGAAGGCGAGGACGACGACATCATCATTGTGAACCCCAAAATCACGGTTGCCTAAATGGAACCGGCCCAGCTCAGTTTTTTGATTGAGTTGGTGCCGGAGCCTCCGAAGCCGCCGACCGTTTGGGAACTGCTGGCGGCGGGCCTCAAGGCCAACGAATCACCCCCGATTACCCGCGCAGATGTGGAGCGCGCTAAACACGAACGAATGAGAAGTATGGAACGTGGAAAAATTTGAACTGCCTTGCGAGTACTCGTTGCACCGCACGGAAAAGACGATTGCGATTTGTGATGCGACCGGACGACCGGTCCAGTCCCGCTTCGACGTTAAGTGCTTTGTCCGAGATATGCGCGAAGCACGTCCCTTAGAAGAGAATATTGCAGCAGAGGTAAAGCGGCTACGTGCCGCCGTCCAATCAGCTCTCGATGACCTCTGCACGGCCGAACTGTCCACCGATTTAATCCCTATTGAATTACGCGCGATTCAGACACTTCGAGCCGCCCTCGCCCAACAGAAGCAGGAGGGCTAGGACATGGGCGTCCCTCAAGCCGCTGTAGACAAGATGCGACAGATGGCAGCCGCCAAGAAAGACGGGGTGTTCGGCTACAATGGGCAATATTACTATGCCGTCAAAAGCCGGAATCTCGTTCTCATCGGCTACCGGTTTTCAGGGGAAGTCTGGGCTGTTTCTGGGGCATTTCTCATCGAGCGAAAGACTCAACTCCGGAAAGAACTCAAGTCTGCAATGGAGCGCTCTATCTAGGGCCGCCCGCCAGTTGATTCCCTCTGCCGCTCGGATACCATCCCCCGCAATTCACGGGGGATTTTCATGCGCGCGATTCTAGCTGTTGCCTTGCTTTTGGCCGCGTCATCAGCTCAAGCTGATCTTTTCAACGGAAATGACCTGTACGAATACTGTACGGGCGGCAGAAGCCTTGCCACTGCCTATGTCGGCGGCTGGTGGGATAGCCACGCGAATGATGCTGATCTGGCGAACCTGGCTGAGATAACGTCACCGGACGCAGACACCCGCAAGCATATCAAATTCTACGCCGGAGAGATCAAAGCCAACATTTGCATTCCGCCGAAGGTTACCCTTGGCCAGATGGTCGACGTGATTTGCAAATATCTCGAAAGTCATCCGGAGGACCGGCAACTAGCGATGGTCGGTCACTTCAGAGCCGCCTATAGCACGGCTTGGCCCTGCGTACCCAACTAAAGCAGCTTGCGCTCAAGAACCGAAATCGCTGGCGAGTAATTGGCGCGTAAACGACGAAATCGCTATGAAATGTTCCGCTTTGTTCCACCCTCTCCCGCCCCGTTCCGCCCTGCTAATCAAGCATTCTCGGAATGTTCCGGTTGCCTCGTCCACAACCACCCCTCCGGCGATCCCACGCCATCCCGCGCCGACATCGACATGACGAAGGTGATCATCGATGCCGCCAAGGCGCTCGATATCACCGTCCACGACCACGTCATCATCGGCAAGGACGGCCATGTCAGCCTGAAGGGGCTGAAGCTAATCTGA